CCAGTTGAGGCTGGAGTGAATGTTTGACTGCGACCATGATAATAGGCTGTGCTATACCCCACAGATTCTTGAGAGTTATCGCTGGTAAACTCTACGTTTGAGCCAGAGAACGTATCACTAGTCTTAATCTTCGCATCACCATTAGCCGTAATCGCATGGCTGGCATCATAAGGCGTATCAGTAATAGCCACACTATTCATATCAGACCAAGCACTTGAGTCTTTAAGAGTTGCGAAAGATGGAACCGTGGTTACAGGTTCTGTGATGACATTGCTTGTGGGCGGCCCAGATGATGACCCTGGATCTGGACTCGCAATAGCTTGCTCTTCGGATGTAGCTGGCTGTGCCGCAGAATCGAGGGTCGCATATTCCAACCGGATACGCCCATCGCCACCAGCACCAGAACGAACACCACTGCCACTTGTTGCATATCCATCAGCCACTAACCTGTCGCCACTGCCTGATGTGATGGTAGTGGCTTTCAGGAATATCGTACCGCCAGAACCATTTCCACCATCTTGCGACCCGCTTCCCTGCACACCCTCACCGCCGTTAGCATTGATCGTGCCTGTCAGAGAAATACTATTAGCTGCAATGTAACATATTCCACCACCGTTACCGCCAGTGGGTGTACTGCCAGCGTTAGAATCGCCTCCACCACCAGCAGGGCCGAGGTGCATTTTGGCTAAATTCACATCGCCGATCGCTAATCCACCGTAGGCTTGGTCGCTTGAAGTCTGGTAGTTATTATCGCCAGCAGTTCCATGCCCGCCACCTGCTCCAGGCTGGTTGGATGACTGTCCAGGCGTACCACCGCCACCTGATGCTCGTGATGATGTTGAACCACCATCATAGACTTCTGGGCCAGCTATATCTTCGCCGGATTTTCCAGCATCCCAAACACCATATGCACCGCCCCTGTAACCCTTCTTCTCCAGATCAATCTTGCCAGCGGTGACGGTCACAGCCCCAGTACACATGATTGCAAATAACCCACCTGATGATCCAGCCCACGTTGCACAGGTTAATACGCCAGAGGCGTGATTCACAGTAACGCTAGAGTATTGAGGTATACGTTTTACGCTTACTTTTTGTGCAGCAAAACTGGAACCGTCATAACTCTTTCCGATGGTTTCATTGACATTAATTGTGCCACTGGAAGTAGATGCAACGGACAATACTTCATAATTTCCAACGTCAGCGTAGTCACCGGTGCCGCCCTGCAAATTAATCAGCATAACGTAGTCACCGGCAGCGAAGCCAGCCTCATGACCAGATGCAACGCTGATGGATGTGCCGGTTGGATTGGACGTAACGGCCCGTTCAATCGCATCTGCATAAGTGGATCGTGACGATCCAACAACAGTAGTATCTATCGTTTTGGTGACGGCTGTCGTAATATTGATCGTCCCATCTCGCCCGTCACCAAGTGTAAAACTACCGACTTGATTAAGTTGCACCTTCCCACTATCGAACTCAGTCATCCTAATAGTGTATGTTCCAGTGACAGTAGATTGAGCAAAGTTGCTATCAAGAGTTAATTGAGTTGTAGAGTCACGACTACTTATGTCATACCAGTTAGTGCCATCCTGACTGATACGACCTTTGGCACAATTTGCGGGCCAAGTACCTGAAGAAATCGTTACAGTTGCAGAGCCATTGGTAAACGTAGCATTACTGCTACCAACTATCGCTGTCGTCCATTCTTGCTGAGTATAGTTAGACTCAGTTGTGTAAGGAAAGTCAGTAGTCTGTGCTGCACTACCTCTAGTATTCTGCCAGTATTTGCTAGTGTTATCATGGGCTATGTTACTGGAACCAGATGTATCTATAGCAGTATTATTTTGAGTAGAGCCATCCTGAAAATCGTCTACAAACCCATCGACAGTATTCAGTACGTTAGCTGAGTGGTCTGATAACCTGCGTGAATTAAGCATGAATATATCGGCAGTATTAATATCTACCTGAGAATCAGTAGCAGACCCACCTAATAGTAAGAATTGTGTACCGTCATAGATGATTGTGTAAACACCACCAGACTCAAGATCATTGGCAGCCAGATCAACCATACCAGCACCGCCATACTTCTTAATATTTTTAGCACCAACGCTATCGACATTAATAGTTGAAGCACCAGTATTACTAGCGTTCACTTTAATGTGATAGAACATATCGGCTGCATAGGAACTAATCGTAGGTGAAGTTGTTAACGTATAGGTGTTAGCTGAACCAGCCGTTGTGTAGCCCCAGTAGGTTCCGTCTTTAATAGTAGCTGCTTCCATTCCAGCAGCAGAACTAGCTGCCGATGTAGCACTAGCTGCTGCCTTAGTAGCATAATGTTTAGCGCTATACTCAGCGCCATCTACCTGGTCATCTTCAGCAGCAGTAGCCCACTCCTTTGCAGCACCACGACTAGCAGTATCGGTTACTCCTGTACCACCTACAGCCCATGCTTTAGATGAGAAATCTGTACCGGTAACAGCACCGTCTACCTTAGTGGCATAGTTGCTAGATGTTGTAGAACTTGTAGAAGAACTAGTAGCTGAAGATGCCGAAGATGTAGCACTACTCGCAGAATTTGATGCTTGAGTTGAAGAAGTTGTGGCACTAGAAGCCGAATTAGTGGCACTTGTGCTGGCAGCACTCGCACTTGAAGCAGCAGCAGTGGCGCTAGAAGCGGCAGCCGTGGCACTTGCAGCAGCAGCAGTTTGACTGGTAGTAGCAGAAGCAGCATCTACTAACAAACGCCACTTAGCTGAATCAGTATTAGAAGATATAGGCTGACTGCCAGAAGAGGTGTGTGCTGTTAAGCATATATATATGTTGTTGTTGCTAGTATCCTTAATAATATCTCTAACTACATAAGCTGTGCTAGCAGCCCAATTACCCTTAGATGTACCTATCTCTTGATCTGCGTTTAAGTTTCCAGATGAGTCGAATGCTAATAACTTACTAGCTCTATTAGCTGAAGTAGCAGATATTCTTACAGTACCAGCATCAGTAACACTATCAGCAAACCCAAAGCTCTCATCAGCATTTAATTGCACTTTCTGATTACGCATAGTTATCTTGTCTAACGCATCCTCAATCGTCTGAGGATTTATTTGACCAGTAACCGTATAGTCTGTAGTTTGAGTCTGTGCTATATTACGAACAAATACTATTGCTACACCAGTTCCAGGTACGGTATCTGATTCAAATGTAACAGTACCACCGGCATCAGCACCTACGCCTGAAACAGTATAATGAGTGGTAATTGTTTTCAGCACACCGTCTAAATAAACATCAATCTCAGACTGATCGAATACTTTAAAAGAATAACTAAAAGCAGTGGTAGAATTATTACCAGTATGTGAACTCCTATTAGTTGTTGATGTTAGTGTCATGTCAGGCTCCTAGTCATTTAAATATTTCTCTTGGGTTTTCTCTAGCAATATCACGTTTTTCTTTAGCAGCTAAAATTAATTCCTCGTTACCCTGAATACGAAGTAATATATCTCTAGCATCAGTTCTTCTTTGTGTCCATATACTTTTTATAATAGTCCTTTGTCCTTCTTTTCCTGAAAATGGAACAGGCATACCCATTATTTCTTCCTGTCTATCTATATTTTTAAATTCTTTCAGAACTTGGCTTTTTATAGAACCAGGAGCATATTCATCAACATCAATCAAATCTTCAACAAGAGAAGGCGGTATCGGCACATCGCCATGCTTGTCAATATATTTTCGGATAGTTGTTAAATCTTTACGCTCTAACAGTTTTAAATGATAAAGTTGTCTTTTAGAAATTCTCACAGGAAAATCAGGAAAATCTGGAACATGTATATTTTCTGATGGTTCTCCAATAACAAGCTCCAACTCTTCAATTCTTTTGTCAATATCATCATGGTTTTTTCTATAAACATTAAACTGAGTTACATATTCTAATGGAGTAAGAGTTGTTCTGTCACCAGTCCTTAACATAACATTACCCCATCTATCAAGCAATGCTGGAATATTTGTAGAGTATCCAGGTAGATTACCCTTTGCTCTATCTAATAACTTTTGCATACTCTGTTGTCCTCTATAAGCTGCACCATACTTAGCAAATTTATCATCAGTTAAATTTAACTCACCGCCCTTATTTTCCAGAATCCTTAGATCTGAAGCATTTTTTTCTTCTCTTAAAATAGATGGTGTAAAGCTAGAAGCTACCTTCTCTAACACCTTTGATACGATTCTCTCTGCATGTTCCTTATCTTTTGGACGTTGCGTTGCTAATGACATTAATTCAGCAAGACCTGGTGCCCAATTATCAGAAATAAGAATATCTTGGAGTGAATGAGAAATTTGATAAATTAGTTCTTGTGCAACCTCATCATCCTGATACATACCAGCAATTTTAACAATATCAGCACCCCATTGAAATATTTTAGCGTATGGTTCTAAACGTGAATAATCAACATTCGTAACAGACCCATCCTCTGAATGGATTCTAATAGAATGTGGCTTATAGTTAATCATATTTTTATTTTTTTCTTTTCCATAGTCTGCCTCTTCAGTACCTGTTATATAACCATTTAAAGCAGCCCACGAACTACCCATTAATAACATTGTACCTGTTGTCATTCTACTTAAAAACTCAGCCCTAGCATCTAAATCATCCCAATTTTTATCTCTAAATTTAGAGCCAGCCATTCTCAAAGTATTATTTATTGGCTCACGCTTAATAGCAAAATCAGCCATATTCACCAAAACTTTTACAAATGGATTAAATATCTTAGCTAATGGAAATTGTCTATTTATATGTTGAACTGTACTAGCAATTACACCAAGTTCTTCAGTTAATGTAGCCTCATCACCTAATTGAGTAGATTTTAATCTAACAGCCTCATAATTCTTTAAATATTGAGGATGCTGACGTAAAAATTCTTCCCTTCTAACCATAGCGGATGGTTCTAAGTTTTCTTCTAATGCTTGTCTAAAAGCCTCCCTAGATACATTCATACGGTGAATACCTGATCTCACAGCATCATCTGTAGCAAGCAATACTGGCATACCGCCACGATTCAATCTTCCTAAAAAATTAAATACAGAAACCCTTGACTCTGTAGCATCACTCACACCAAGTTTAATAGCATTTACTTTAGGATCATGAACGCCTTCTAGTTTAGTTGCAGCAAAACCAACCGGCTTATCATGCCAAAGTGTTTTTGAAAATACTTCCAGAGTATCTTGCCAGCCACGAAGAAGGCCAACTAAACCAGCCACATATTCCCTGCCAGCCTGATCGTTATTTTCTAACCCTAAAGCCCTTTTATATAAACTTTTAAAGTAATGTTCTGCTGGCTGAGTTCCTGCTCCAATAAGAGTACCACCAATTAAATTTGCCATATGTGTACCCTTACCACTTAATAACCCCCAACCCATATAATTTTCCATAAATATATCTGCTAAACCTGATTTTTCTGTAATTGCTTCCAATGTACCTTCTAGTTGTGTTGGATTTTCAGCCTCCTTTATCATCCTAGCTATATTCATAATACCTGAATTACGAGTCAAACCTGTATTTAAAACACTAGCTTCTACAACCTTATCAAAAGCATTAGTATTTAACATATCATAAGCAATGGGATGGCCCATCATTCTGGTTGATTGACCAGCTTCCCTGCCTTTCTTTACAACAATATTTTTTAGGCCGTACCAAAAAGCAAGAGATTCCCTTAACTTATTTCTAAACTCAACATCTTTTCCTTTATTATTAATAACCTTAGTTGACCATTCAGCTAAATTTTTAAAAGCAACAGAATGAGCCACCCTAGCTATAGCAACAGCCTGTGGATTTACACCCATAGCGTTAATAATTTTTGCTGGATTTTTTGCACTCATTATTTCAGGCATACGCTGTAAAGCTAAGTTTATTTGATCTTGTAGATTAATTCTTTTACCAGCAGCTTTTTCAGTATCACCAACAAATTGTAGCTTTAGCCAATCAAATAGATTTTGAAAATCTTCAGGAGTTTTAATAGTCCCTAAATTATATCTAAATTCTCTTTCTTCACCATCAACAATAGTCTTTTTTATTTGAGGCTGTTCTAAAAATGGTTGAATATTAGAATCTGGATCAACGAGAGTTTCCTCAGTTTTCTTCAGCAAAGAAACCATTTGTTTGTCTGCCGTACTAGTTGGCATTGGTATGGTTTTTATACCAGCCCTGGCAATTAGATCATTTTGCTTAACAGTTACAGGCACATCACCCAATTCAATGGCAGCCTTTAAATCCTCCCTATATAACCCAAAAGATCCAACTGTTTCACCACTATTAAGATCATTTACTATCCTGCCACTAAGATCTCTTATTTCTGTAGGATCAAGACCAACTTCATCCTCAAGAAACTTCATATATCCAGATTTTTTAAAATTCTGTTCTTTAGCAATATATAAAGCCTTAGTAACATCATCTTGAAATGCAACAATATTATCATTAAACTTTACTTCTTTTTTCCCTAATTTCTCAGGTAATTCTTTTGTCATTAATTCATTTATAGCATTTTCAGCAGTTTCATCTACAGCAACATTCTCTGCTCTTAAAACAGATTGAATATCTTCAGCAGTTTCAGTTTTTGTCAATCTTTTTTGATATATTTTTTGGCTATCAATTTTTCTTTTTGTTTCTAATCTGATGCGATCAAGGCTTCGTTTCTCATTTGACATTATACCTTCACGCTGAGACAGCCTTTCATATTCTTTCAGTTCTTGCTCACCAGCATATATCTCTTTGTTTAAGAGATCATGAGTTATTTGATCTCTACCTTCCTCGCCTAATTTTGGGCCTATAAAGTCATCAACAAATCCTAATTTCCTCTTAGTATATGCTATAGATAGTTTTCCAAGATATTTAACGCCAGATACAAACCCATCCATTATTCTACCCTCAATCATTCCTGACACACTATTACGCAATCTTTTAACAGCATCAGGATCATCAGGATTATTCATCAAAAAATCACTTATAGCTCCACCAGAAGATTCGTTTATTTCTTTCAAACCTGGAATTTGCGTTATTAAACCTAGTGCATTTGCATTGGGATCATCAGGATTAAACGCCAAACCACCAGCAAGCCCATCTGCAATAACAGTTTTAAGAACTTTACTAGAAGTCTGAAGTTTCTTTAAACCATTCACTATATTAAATGAGGGCCAAAAACCTGTTAAAAACTGTAGAGCATTTCTTGACATCTGCATAGTTAATGGATTAATAGCACTATGCTCCAATGCTTCTATAGACTTTTGATAATTATCAGCCCATGTATCTACTGGCATATCAACGTCAATACCAACAGCACCAAGCATAGACTCCATACCCTCTTCAAGTGAAGCTGCAACATTTATAAGTCCACCACCAACACCGGCAACTGAACCAAGAAAAGCATCAGAAAAATATGAGGCAGTACCATCACCAACCATATCTGAAAAATCTTGGTATGGATTAAGAATTGCAGGATCACCAATATTCTCATTAACAATCCTGTCTACTTCATCATCTTGATTGGCTTTAACAAAAAGAGAAGACTCTTCAAGATCAGAACTTGGACTAGATGCAGAAGTATTAGTTTGATTATCCATTAGATCAGTCCTCAAAGAATTATCGTCTTTAAGAGATTGTCTTGACTGGTCAGTTATACCCCTATCCCTTTCAGGAATGGTCTGAACATCTAAGATATCTTCCATAGAAAATCCATCTTCAGCCATTAGTTTTTACCCTTTTTAGATTTACGATCTGCTTCTTTTTTTATACTATTATATATATATTGGAACCTATGTTTGAGAGTTCCTTTTCCATACTCTTTTCCCTTATTTTCTATTGCAACTCTAATTCTTTCCACCAGATCTTTTCTATCATCTGATACTATCGAATTCCAATCATTTCTTGTACCAGTATAGACAAGAAATCTTTTAGCAATATCCCAATTATTTAAAAATTCTTTAGCAGCTTCCTCATACTTACCATTAGATATTAATTCACCAGTTCTATGGCTAGGTGTAATATCACCTCTAAATGTAGCAACAATTAAAGCTGACTTCATGTTATCTGTCATTTTATGCCATTCACCTAAATAAATACCACCAGTCTTAGCGGTAGCAGTTAAGCCAGTTCCTTCCAGTATACCTGGATTAGCAATAGCTTTAGCACGTTCTATATATTTAGGTAATACTTCTTTAAATTTTGTTACAATTTTATCTACAATAGACTTCTTAGACTTATCGTTAAGAAACATTTCCTCTCCAGTAAAACCCAACCCAAATGTTATAACATCCTTAGTATCAAAGTATGGTTCCGTTGCAACACCTTCATAATCAATTAACATTTCGCCAGCTTTTTTACTCAATTTATCAGTTTCTGTTTCTGTATTTCCACTAAAAAGTTCTTCAAACGCATCCTTAGCGTCTTTTTTGCTTGCCATTTTCACTTTCGAATGATGAACTATCTTTTGTCCACCTTTACCGTCACCCACATCTAGCTTTTTAAATCCAGATTTGGAGGTGAGTAATTTACCCTGTGACTTTCTAACCTCTTCTAGTGTCAAAGTTTCTGGAGAAACTGATGGAGAGGAAGCGGAAGTTGTTGCACCAGTAATATGCTGAGCCGGTGGTGAATCCATTTGATTTTTCATATCAGGACTAACCGGTTCTTGGTCAAATAATCCCATTTGATCGCTCATATCAGAACTATAAGACTTATCATCTTTATCAAAATCACTTCTTGTAATTCCTCCTGTATCGGAACGGAATCGACTAGTATCATGAAATGTAATAGCCTGATCGTCTGGTATTGGTTCATCTCTTGACATTATTTCTTTATCTTTCTCTTTAGTAGCTGTGACATTAATTGGATCTAACATCACGCTTAAAGGAGATGCTCCTGCTGGATTTGGAGACAACAAGTTACCAAAAAAATCAAACATAGGTTGAAGCTTTTCTTTTAAGCTTTCCTTTAACTCTCCTGCCTGTTTTCTAAGACCTTCAGGTATCTCTTCCTTCTGTCGCTGAAGACCTTCAAGTATCTCTTCCTTCTGTCGCTCAATATTTTTAGGTACCTCTTCCTTCTGTTTTCTAAAGCCTTCTTCCATCTGTTTCCGTCTTATCTTATAAAGATTTGTTTCATCACTATAAGCAGACTGTAATTTATCTAGAAAATTGTTCTCAATAGTCTTAATATAGTCATAGATTTCTCCGGCTTTTCTTGATCTTGGAGAAATTTTATTATCTTTAAGATATTTAGAAACCACCTTATTGCGATCTTCTTCTGCACCATCTGTAAATAAAGCTGATGGATCTCCGTCAGTCATTCTCATAACATGTTCAGCAGATTTGTCCTTTTTAGAATCACTTTCTACTTTTATATTTAAATGATTTTGCACACCAGTTGAGCTAGTAAGTACATCATCAGGATTAGCATTTTCAGCATCAACAGATTTTATTGTACCATCTGGAAGTCTCACGATAGCCTTTAGCTTTCTTTCTGGCATAACCGGTCTTGGCGGTGGTTTGTCACCACCAGAAGCTTGACCTTTTTGATAGTCATCCATCGCTTTTGGAAATTCATCTGTTCCCACATACGGACGAACTCCATCTAATGCGTCATTGGCTTTGGCTTCATACTGGTCCCCACCAATTACCATTGCCTTTCCTTTTCTCTTTATCTTTCCTTCTTCAATTTTTAATAGATTATTTTGACGTTGATATGTTTTAGACTCAGCACCATAAACCTCCCTAAAAATAGATTCTATATAAAGGTTTGTGTACATAGCTTTATCAAGGTCATGAGGGAACGCCTCTCTGAGTCTACCTATAACAAGTTTTGTTTCCTCCTCTTTTTGTTCAGGAGTTAAATTAGTAGGACTACCAATCATAAGCAAATCTTTCCAAGTCTTACCAGTCTTAATATCTACCTTAGTTCCTATACCCCGCATTAATAATCTTAAATTATCCTTTTGATCTCTTGATATAGTTGTGATTTTATTCCAAACAGAATCAAGGATTTTCTTTTTCCAAGAAAAGTTCTTTTTGTCTAATCGTGCATCTTGTAGTAGTTGCATGAACATTCCTGATTGCTTATCTATACTGCCAGCATTATAGAGTTCTTGAAATGCACCCTTTTCATAAGCATTTTTAATTACCCCATCTGTATTGCGTAATAAAGCCTCTGCTTCTTGGTCTGCAATCTTGTTGCCTTGTTCTAAACTATCTAATTTTTGCTGTTGTGCATTATAGAATAAATCTCTTATCTCACTAGGGCCAATATTTTTATCTAATACTTTCTCTAAAAGAGCTAACTCAGCTTTTTGTGTTTGACTTAAATTAGTATCACTAGGGTCATATAAATTTCCCTTATCAACAAATTTTTCAAGCAAAGTTCCAAATTTTTCACTACTCAATGTTTGATAAAGACCGTTAAACTTTTCTTTTGCAAGAGAAAGTAATGTACTCTTTGTTGTTGTGCGAAATGCTTCACGTTCCTTATTTTTCATTTTTTCAGGAATTACTGAAGAACCTTCTGTTGTCATCAGATTAGATTCATAGTCTAAGTAATATTTGTACCACTCAGGGATACTTTTCGCACTAATCAAACTATCTTTATTTTTATTTAAATTAAGTTGTGTTGTAGCAGCTGTTTCTGCTTGTAAAAAACCAGTTTCAATAACTTGTCTTTGACTAGCGATACTTTGTTTTGTTGCATTTACTATAGGAATAAGAGAATCACGAACACCTTTACCATAATTATCAAAAGCTGGATCATATACGTCTTTGATAAAAGTTGCCCTTGCTGTTTTATCTTTAATGGTACTTAGTTGTTTTGTTAATTGTTCTAATGTGTTTCCTTGTGCTACAAGAGAAGCCTTCTCATTAACCTCATTTTGTTGATCTATAGCAATACCAATTTTCCCAATAGTATTACCTAGATTAATCAAGGTTTTACCGGCTGTAACCTTTGCCTGACCAAATCCAGTAGTAGTATTAAGAGGTATACCTTGAGGCATCGGCAATGCGTTTGGGTTCACACCTCCAGCTTCGGTACTTAATCCATAAGAACCTCTACCCATGATCCTATTGCTAGTAGCTCTACTCGTCTGTATTTTTGTTCCGTT